TTCGCTGCGACTGCCCTGACGTGGGTGGTGGACAACATCGCGGGGTTCGGCTTGCCTCCGGTTCTTGTGGTTGCGATTCCTCCGGCGATTGTTGTGTTGGTTGATTACTTGAACGGTGAGAACCCTCGCTTCGGGCGGCAGTCGGATGGCTAAGTTGGTGAAGGGCGGTGTCGTCCTTCGTGACCAGATCAATGGTCGCTGGCCCGGTCGGGATAAGCGGTCTGATGGTTGGATCGGGGATCGGGCGCACTCTAAGCGCAAGTCCGATCACAACCCTGACAAGAATGGTTGGGTTCACGCTCTCGACATTGACGAGAACATGGGCAAGGGCAAGTGGCGCAACGGTAGGGCGGCGAGGAAACTCGCCGACCAGTTGCGTGCGTATGCAGCATCCGGCCTGCCGGGTAGCAAGCGCGTCAAGTACGTCGTGTACGAGGGTCGGCTCGCGTCTGGCACTTACCGCAGTAAGTGGTGGAAGTGGCGTCCGGGTAATTGGGGTCACTACCAACACATTCACATCTCGTTCACGGAGAGGGCGCAGCGGGATGAGCGCCTGTGGCCGTTGCCGATCCTGACGAAGGATCGGCGGTTGAAGAAGGCTTGGCGGAAGAAACTGTATGGCTAGATTGCCTGACCGTCGCCCCGGCTCAAAGAAAAAGAAGAAGTACAAGACTGCTGCGTGGACTCGCTCGGAGGGACAAGACCCCGAGGGTGGCTTGAACGCGAAGGGACGTGCCTCGGCGAAAGCCGAGGGGAGCAACCTGAAGCCACCGCAACCGGGCGGTGGCCCTCGTAAGCGTTCTTACTGCGCTCGCAGTCTCGGTCAGATGAAGAAGTTCCCGAATGCTGCGAAGGATCCGAACTCTCGTTTGCGTAAGGCTCGACGGAAGTGGAAGTGCTAGGTGGCTGAGAATAAGGCAGTTGTCAATGACATTCCTTTCGCTATCGGTCAGGACATCATCGACCGGCTGGCTCGCTACGACCGCAGCTCGTTCGCTGCGGACTACGCGATTGGTAACCAGCCGTGGTTGAGTGCAGCGTCTGACTCTGCTGCCATCTCCCGCGTGACGACGCAGTACCAGAAGGAGCGCGTCGATCAAGAGGCTTCCGCTGGTGAGAACTCGCTGTCGAACTGGTGGCTGCGGTCGGCCACCTCGTGGCATCGAGGTGGCGGCTCAGAGTTTTACGACGCTGACGATGCGGACGTGTTCCGTTACAGGGAGTCGGCGAACATTGACATCTGGACGCAGGGTCAGGTGACCCTGCTGAAGGACACCGATGAGGCGGCATCGCATGGTGGCTCGCACGCGCAGACGTGTTCCTTGGGCGCTTGGTTCATCGACTCAGGCAACCTGTACTTGTATCAGGTTTCGACTGACACGGTCGTGCAGGTGACCGCGTTCACTGCTACGGCTCAGGTGTTGGCTACTGATGGCTCCGCTGCAATCGTCGGCGCAGCCGACGGCATCTACGAGGTGGACACGTCACTTGCTGTGACGAAGTTGTACGACGCTCCGGGTGGAGCGTGGACGGTGCAGACGCTCGGCTATGTGAAGGATCGGTTGATCGTCGGTTGCCACATCACGGACCCGCTGCCTGCTCGCGTGTTTGAGTTGGCTCGTAACCCATCCTCACCGCCAGCGACAGTCGACCTGTCGACGACGACAGGTGACTCGCGTTTTGAGTACGCATCCACTGACATGACTTTCGTTGCCGTGGCCGAGGCCACGTCTGCGATCCTCGTTGGTATCACGATTGGCGTGCAGTCGAAGGTGCTGTCGTTCACGATTGACACATCGACCACGGGTAACGGTGCGATGTTGACGCCGATCACGACGGCGGAGTTCCCCATCGGGGAGACGCTCCGGGCGTTGAAGTCGTACCTGAACACTTACGTCATTGCTGCCACGAACCGTGGCATCCGCGTGGCAGTGGAGAACACGAGCGGCACTGGTTTCATTTACGGCCCGTTGAGCATCGAGGATGACATCGCTGATGTCACGTTCGATGGTGAGTATGTGTACGCAACTCGATCCGAGTTGCGGCTGGGCCAGAAGGGCTTGTGGCGTATCGACCTCGGCGAGTCGGTGGGTGACTTCTACGCGTTTGCGTCTGACTTATCTATCGCAGAGGGAACGCCTGTCTCTGTCGCCTTCATCGGCACTACTGGTCGTGCCTTGATCACGACGAGCAGCAAGGTGTTTGCGGAGAACGCGACACGGCTCGCCCCGACGGGCGAGCTTTACTCAGGGTGGATCCGCTTCGGTACTACTGAGTACAAGCAGCCGGTGTCGTTCGCGATCCGCTCGCAGAACACTGGCGGTGTTCTTGGTGTGCGAGCGTCGAACCCGGAGGGTGAGTTCGCTGACTTCGGTTCCGTTCCGTTGGGTCAAGTATTGAACGTGCCCTTGTCGGCGAACCTGCTGCCGGACACTGAGTTTGAGATCAAGGTGACGTTGTCTCGGGATGACGTGGATGACACGAAGGGTCCGACTCTTGATGAGTGGCAGTTGCGTGCGCTGCCAGCACCGCTGCGGTCGAGGACGATTGTTCTCCCGCTGCTGTGTTTCAAGGAGGAAGAGGACAGCAACGGTGTGGTTCGCACTACGGATCCGTGGCTGCGATTGCAGGCGTTGGAGAAGTTGGAGCAGTCTGGTGGCGCGTGTCTACTTCAGGACTTCTCGACTGGTGAGGAGAGAATATGCGTGGTTCGCGCTGTTCAATTTGAGCAGACTTCCCCGCCGTCTTTCACTAATGGGTTTGGCGGCATCGTGACCATTCAATTGCAGACAGTGGATGTGGAGTTGAGTTAGTGAGTATGTCGCTTGTGCCGTTCGTGATGGAGGGCGGATCGGATCCGGTAGTGGGAAGGGTTCGGCAGCGACTGAACATTCCCGGTGGGAATGAACTGGACCGTGGGCTGGTGGAGATCCTGAGGGGCTTCCAGTCGAGCAACGGATTGCAGTCGCACGGGCAACTCGATGAGGCGACGTTGAGGTTGCTGGATCTCACTGCTTGGTGAGAAAGAATTGGGGCGGAGACTTCGGTCTCCGCCCCGCTTTTTTTTATGCCTTGACTATGTCTTCCATCTTGGTCTCGACGATCCGGTGCTGCCCTCGGGGCAGGTCGGATGGATCCCATTCCTTGAGGAGTGCGTCGAAGCACTTGTCGCACAACTCGCCGGTCCATCGGCGAGTCCCCCGGCGCATGGAGTACTGGGTCACTGGGCGCTTGGTCTCTGCGATCCCGCACTTATCGCACGCGATAGAGGTGACTCTCACTTTGCCTCCTGCAGGTACACGACGTTGCCCGTCTCTGTTGACGGGAACATGGTACGACGGTGCAGGAGTTGATTGCGCTTCGCCCGGTCACCGGACACGCCGAGGTAGCCCTCCGTCGTGGTGGTGTCGGCGTGGTGAAGGTGGGCTGAGACGGTGCGGAGCGCACTGTCGACGCCCTGCTCGCAGAGGTCGTCGAACCATGCTCGTGCGCCGGATCGGCGGAGGAAGTGTGCGCCTTGACCCTTGGGTAGTTCGATGCCGTAGTCCTCGGCGGCACGGTGAACCGTGCGTTCGGGCTTCGCTGGTGAGCGGTACGGGTGGTACTTCATGTAGTGGCCGTTGCTCTCGGGCGAGGGGATCAACTTCATTTCGGGGTCGAGTGGCCCGACCATCGAGGTGTAGTGGGTGAGCCACTGACGGAGGTCGGAGTCCAGCTCGTTGGGGATGGGCATGGTGTCCGCGTCGTAGGACTTGGAGATGATCACGTCGGCCCAGCCAGCCTCTAGTTTAACGTCCTTCAAACGCATCCTGCAGACCTCATTGGCCCGGACGCATAGGTAGAGACCTACGCTGCACAAAATCCTGTCCTCGGGCCTCCTGATGGCTTCTATGAAGGGCCTGAACTCGTGCCGGTGGAGGCGCTCGTACTCCTTCTTCTGAACCTTGAGACACCGCTGGTTGCGGAACGGGTTGAAGTTGAGCGGGACGAGTTCCTCGTCGATGCACCACTTCCAGAATCCCTGCATCTGTGAGTAGTACTGGTTCGCCGTCGTCGGAGCCACCGTCCCTCTAACGTATTGGAGGGACGCTGACCCGATGTCTGGCGTGATCTCGTCCAGATACCAGCCCTCGCCGACGGCCTTCTCAAAGCGGCGAATCGCAACCCGGTCGTTCTTCACGGTGTTGGCGCTGAACAGTTGTTCACGCCAAGCGAGGTATCGCTTGGCGGCTTCGGCGAAGGAGATCGATCCTTCAGGTAGTTCTCTCATAGGAGGATTCTCCAATGCAGGAACCAAACTGTCAACCACGAATGCAGGGTGTGTCCACAGGGAGCATGAATGCAGTGACAGGTTTTGTTGGCTATAAGTACGACGCCTAGATTGTCCTATTTTTTTGTCCGGTTTGGCCGTATTTATGGAACAAAATCAATGATCTTGTCTCATTGCAGCATGTGCTGTGGACAATCGTGGACAACTTGTCTACCTTGTGCATAACGATTGAAGGAAGGAATACCCGACGCATGGGCGTCGGCTCCTTCACAGCGGCGGCGGCGCTTGGTAACGCGGAAGGGCGGCAGCAGTGCCAGCGAGGCGGAAGATGCCAAGTGACTCGATCCTTGAGAAGTGGATCGACGAAGGCTTGGATCACGAGCAGATCCGGCAGCGGATCAAGGAAGAGTTTAATGAGGATGTGGCGCTCTCATCGGTGAGCGGTCACATGTCGCGCATCGGCGCGACCAACCGGATCAAGTATTCCGACTGGATCCCGTGGCCGAGGATCAGCCTCGACCACAATCACAACTACACCTTGAACATGCTTCGCATCGGTGCGCGATTGGATCGCGGACTTGATGTCCGCGACATCGACAAGCGCCGGTTCGACCGTTGGTCGAAGGAGCTGCACGAGAAGAAGTTGGTAGTCCACTACGACTACGACACGATGGAAGGGTTCTTCTACGTCAAGCGTCGACCAAGGGTCGACGGCATGTATATCCGTAACCCTCGCAAGCCTTAGCGGCTTGCTCGGGGTTCATCCCCAGAGCCTGATTTTGGGCAGCCCCCCCTACCCCCCCAATCGGGGAGGTCAGGGGAGGCAGTCCGGGTATCCCCGTCACCGTCATTCGGTATAGCCCCCACGCTGAAGCGCACCGGAATGCTAAACGACTTGACTGATTGCAGGAGATGGCGACACGCGGAGGCGTTGCACTAGTCATTGTCACACCAAGGATATATATTCACCCCTGTGAAATGCAGTGACGATGTACTTGACGGCGCAGTCGTCAGCCTTCGACAGGGAGACACGGACATCTGCATTCACCCAACAGGTGAATGCTGCTTGGTTATCTTCCCGTGGTACGCCGACGTGAAGGATCGCCGACCCGCATTGGAGCTTGTCAAAGCGATGGGCTTCAACGACGTTGTCGAAACAGGACAACTGGCCTACGAGATTCCGGGCGTGGACACCAACGACTTCGACTATGTGAAGGTGGAAACGTAATGGGTCAGATCCCCGAGCATCGCTCGCACTCCCAGTTGCAGACGTGGCTTCGTTGCCAGCACCAGTATTACTTGAGCCGGGTGGAGCAGGTTCCCGAGCAGCCATCGTTGCCGATGGCTGCGGGTAACGCTGTCCATTCGCTGCTGGAGAAGATCAACCACGCTGCTTACCAGCGATTGCAGGACGTGGGCGGGACACGGCGTGAAGATTCTTGAGCCGCTCCCGTCGAGCATCTGCCCGAACATCGACTGCCTCGGTGACGTGTTCGCCACGCATGTGAAGTTCGACGACAACGGCGCGATTGCTTGGTACGTCACGCGTCACAAAGAGATCACCAAGTGCGTGGCCTGTGGCACGCACGTCACCCTTCCGACGGAGATCGATCATGGATGACCTAGCCAGCGAGTGGCAAGAGATCTGGACCCAAGAACTGGTCCGACTGGAACGCCGCTCAGGCGTCCCGGTTGATGACTGGTCGGTCGGTGGACGTAAGAGCCGCGAGAAGCCGAACGGTGAGGACGCTGCTTGGTGGCAGGGCGAAGGCTTGCGTCAGGCCGAGGCATACGTCGAGTGGCTATCCAGTTGCGGCTGGGAGATCGCAACCCTGCCGGATGGCAGGCCCGGTATCGAGTGGGATGCCATCGCTTGGTTCGGTGGGCGACCAGTGAAGGCGATCATTGACGCCGTCTTCACGAACGGCGTCGACCTCATCGTCGTCGATTACAAGACAGGCCGTAAGCGCCAGCAGCCACCGCAGTTGGGTCTGTACGCATCGATCATCGAGAAAACGCAAGGCATCCGACCGAAGTGGGGCGGCTACTACATGAGCCGTGAGGCGAAGGTCGACGACCTGTTCGACCTCGCACCGTGGTCGATGGACTTCTACGACTACAGCTTCCGGGCAATGAACGACTCGCTTGATGCGGGTTCGTTCGTCCCGAACGTGTCCGACCACTGCAGTTGGTGCGGTGTGCGCGACTACTGCGTCGCGCAGTCGGGCCGAAAGAGTTCCGAATATCCCTTACACCAGAAAGGAAAGTGATCGGAATGGCAATGACCGAAGCACCATTCAGCCTGACTATCAAGGTCGGGCCGAAGGGCGAATTGCTGACGTGCCGTGCAGAGACGGCACAGGAAATGACGGCTCGCGTGAGCGAGTTGCGTGACATCGAGCAGGTTGTATTGCAGGGCGGTAGCGCCACTAGTACACCGGCTGCTGAACCGACGGTCGAGCAGGCTGTCCAGAACCTGCAGGATGCCGGTGTGGTTGCGCCGCCGACAGGCGGCATCGAGCAGATGCAGGATCGGTTCAACAACAACTACACGCGTGGCGTACCGGACGCCGGTAGTTGTGATCACGGGCCTCGCATCGTGAAGAACGGCATCAACAAGTCGGGCAAGGCGTACAAGGCTTTCGTGTGCGTCAACGAGTCGCCGTTCCGGCAAGGCAAGTACGACGCCAGTGCTGTCTGCAAGATTGCGTGGCCGAACTAAGTGAGAAGCCTCCTTCATGTCATCAAAGGCAGCAGCGCAGCGGGACAGGATCTCCCTGAGATCCTGCCTCCGCTGACCTCCGCAGGGATTCGATTCCGCCGAGGTCAGTTGGCCTTGTGCGCGTCCGCCCCCGGTCGCGGCAAGACGCTGTTCGCTCTTTGGTACGCCGTCCAGATTGCACGACAAGGCGAGCCGGTGCTGTACATCAGCGCCGACTCCGATCAGGGCACGCTTGCCAACCGCGTCGCCGCCATCGTGATGAACCGGACGGTCAATGACGTGAAGGAAATGCGGGAGTCGGAGGGGGTCGACGATGTCGCCAACGAGTTGGCCCCCCTGACTACCCGTCTCAGGATTGATCGGGATCCGAACCCGACACTCGATGACGTTTGGGAAGAGACCCAAGCGTTTGAGGAACTGCTGGGTGTCCCGCCGAGCCTGATCGTTGTCGACGTTCTGTTGAACGTCCACACCGAACTTGATGGTTGGGCTGGCTTGCTCGATGCCGTCCAGTCATTCCACACGCTCGCTCGTGAGACCGAGGCGTGCGTGCTGGTGCTGCATCACACGCGTGAGGAGACGACTGCGCTTCGACCGCAGTCGATGTCGTCCACGATGGGAAAAGTGAATCAATTTCCCGAGTTGATCCTGACGATCTGCATGGATGGCGATCACTACTACGTCGCTCCGGTCAAGAACCGTGACGGTGTCGCCGACCCGAGAGCAGAGAACCCGCTGTGTGTGTACGTCGACGCTGAGTCGATGAGTCTCCATTCCACCTTGCAGGAACTAGAAACCCACCGATCTAGGAGGCAATGGGTATGACATACCCGCATGAATTGGGTGCGCGTGCTGCGTGCCACGGCAGTGACGTTGATGCATGGTTCCCCGAACTCGGCGGCATGAGCGAACAGAACAACCAAGCCATCAAGATTTGCAGAACCTGTCCCGTGATCGATGAGTGTCTTGAGTGGGCGCTGCATCACGAGAGGCACGGCATTTGGGGTGGCACGACGCCGACTGATCGGCGTCGCATCCGTGCGAAGCGAAACATCCTCGTCGAAGAGCGATGGGTGAACGCGTCGTGAGCGCAGCCGGTAAGCGCAAGGGCAGCCAGTGGGAACGGGACTGCGAAGAGCATCTGAACCAGTCCGGCTTGAAGGCTCGCCGTATGCCACGGGCAGGCGCAAAGGACATGGGTGACGTGGTCATCGAAGGCGCTGACTTCGACATCGTCATCGAGTGCAAGAACGTGCGTAACGCGTGGGGCCAGATGAAGGAGTTCATCCGGCAGGCCGACATCGAGGCATGCAACTACGAGTTGAAGTACGACCGGCCCAGCCTCGGCGTAGTGGCGACGAAGACGCGCCAGTCCGGCACGGGCGAGGGTCGCATCACCATGACCGTTGATCAGTTCGTTTCGCTGCTCCGTTGGGGGAGCATCGCGTGACCAAAGAGGACGAGCTGCTCGCCGTGTTGCAGCACTACGACCTACCGGAGCCTCGCTACGGCGAGGCATCGATGAAGTGTCCGGTGCATGACGACCGTCGACCGAGCGCGTCCGTGAACAGGGAGAAGGGCTTGTGGCATTGCCACGCCTGCGGTGCTGGTGGAGATGGCATCGCCCTGCTGCAAGCGAACGAGGGCTGGTCATACGGGCAAGCCAAGGAGTTCCTGAAGACGCTGACCGGCGATGAACCGGCCAGCGATGTGCGTCGCAAGAAGCCAGCCAAGTCGAAGCGGTGGATCCCACCGAAGATGCGGAGGTCCGTGTGAACACGATCAAGTTGGAGACCGAGCAAGACAAGCACAAGGAACAACTGGTTATCCGGCGTATCTTCAACGACAACCCCGAGGTGCAGTGGTTCCCGTGCGCCGAGTTCTCCGCCGTCGATTACATCGGCGTGCGTGACGGCAAGGTCGTCAAGGTCGCCGAGGTCAAGACGCGCAAGCAGTCGAAGGCCGCAGTCATGCAGTACCCCGGCGGCTTGATACTCAAACGCAGGAAGTACGACGAACTGGTACACATCGAGCAACTGCTGAACGTGCCGACCTACGTTTACTTCGGGTTCAGCAACGGCACGGGGCACATCACGTCCTTCCGTCCGTGGGAGTTCCACCAAAGAGGCCGTCACGAGATCGATCACGACCTTGGTCGTCGAGACCGCAACCTCGCAACTGACCTTGAGCCCGTCGTCCTCCTGAACTGGGACTACGACCTGATCCCCTTGCTTGACCCGCTGGATGGTGCGGAATGACAACCATCGTCGGAGTCGAAGACTTCAACGGGTCGGTCATCGTCGCCGATGCGATTACCACATCTGATAACAGGCCGTACTCATCGTTCCGCATGGCGAAGATCGTGCAGCGGGAACAAACGCTTATCGCTGCCGCTGGCAGCGCACACGCATGCGACCTCGTCCAGTACTTGTGGCTGCCTCCGTACTGGGATGGCGTCACCGACATCCCATCGTTCACTCGCTCGATGATCGTGCCGAGCCTGAAGCAGTTCCTGTCGGCTGCTGACTGGCAGCCCGACGCCGAGAAGGACGACATCCTCGTGCTGCTCATCGCTGTTGCTGGTGCGCTCGTGCAGGTCAACGAGGACTACAGCGTGCTGCATCGAGCCGACGGTTTGTACGCCATCGGCAGCGGAGCTGCGTATGCCATCGGCGCTTTGGAAGCAGGAGCCACGCCCACTGAGGCGGTCGAGATCGCGTCACGCAATGACGTGATGACGGGTTTGCCAACACAGTCGATCAAACAGGAGAAGCGAGATGATTGAAGCACTGCTAATGACCGTCGCCCTCTCGGGCAAGGCGGACTTCGACCCGCCCGAGTACAGGGGAGCGCACTACACGAAGAAGGCCGAGCAGTTTCTCACCTGCGTAGCGGAGAGAGAATCCAACTTCCGTTGGCGAGCGGATGGGCCATACGGCAGCGGCATCGTGCAGACCATCGGCGTAACTTGGGATCACTACGCGAAGCGTGCCGGTTACCCCGAGTGGGTAGGTGTCCGTCCGGCCAAGGCTCCCAAGTATGTGCAGTGGGAGATCGCCTTCGTCATGGTCAACCCGTACCCGAAGAAGCCGGGACTGGAGGGCAAGCACCACTGGTCAACCGACCACACATTCAACCTGCTTGGTAAGCGGGGCAAGGAATGTTGACCTGTCCTCACTGTGGTGCAAGCACCACCAACACAAACAAGTACGTCGCTCGATGCGACAACAAATTCTGTGGAAGGTATGTGCAGCAATGTTGATTGAGATGAATGGCTACGCAGCGGTGCGAGCCAACGCGCAGACAGTAGAGGATCTCCGCACACTGATGCGGTTCCTCGACGACAACAAGGTGGCGAATACCGCTCAGATTGACTGGGACAAGTCGACGGGTCACCTGTATGTGGTGGCTGCTGATCAGGCTCCAGCAATGTTCATTGAGTGCGGCGAACACACCCCGCCCGACTTCCATTTCGATGTCATCTTGAACACGCACTACCACGAGCGAGACAGCACCGTTGCGATGTTCGACTGGCCTGCAAAAGATCGGAACAAGTACAACGATCCGAGCATGCCGGGGTGAGTGAGTCACAGGACGACAAGGCGTTTCACTCGTGGCTTGTCTACGGCGTGACGAAAGGCTGGATCAGCCTGCCGGTGTGCGCGACACACAACCCCTTGCCGACCATGCCGGAAGAGGACGTCGAACTTCTTCTGGTTGAAGAGGGAGATCGCGAAGACATCATCTTCGTGCATGACCCATGCATGTTTGCGATCAGAGTTTGGAAAGAGTGGGAAGACGAAGAGGAATGGGAAGAAGAGGATGACGACGAGTAAGAAGCTGCGGATGATGTGGGATCGGGCAGCCGAGGAGTACCACATCGAACTCAGCGGGTCGCCAGCCGAGGAGTACCTCGACCAGCGTGGACTGCTGGACGTCAGCGGTGAGTTCCTATTCGGTTATGTGTCCGAGCCAGCGCCGGGGCACGAGGAACGATTCATCGGTTGCCTGTCGATCCCATACTTGACGCCACTCGGTGGCTGCGTCGGCTTCAAGTTCCGTTCGATCAAGTCGCAAGACAAGCGTTCCCGGTATCAAGCACCGACCGGGCAGGCCCATCGCATGTTCAACGTGCGTGCCCTCGTCAACGCTGTCGACACGATCCTCGTGGTTGAGGGTGAACTGGATGCTGCGGCTGCCACGGCTGCTGGCTTCCCAGCCGTAGCGATCCCCGGATCCAACGGCTTCAAGAAACACTTCGCTCGATGCTTCGACGGCATCGAGCGTGTCCTACTGGTGATGGACAACGACTCCGACAGGGACGACGGCAGCAATCCCGGCGCTGAACTGGCGGCTCGCATAATGAAGGATGTGCCGCAGGCTGTACGCGTGTCACTCCCTGCAGGTGAGGACGTGAATAGTACAATCTTGAAGTACGGAGCAGAGCATTTCGCCGAACTCATCGGCGCTGTAGAGGAGGCTCCGTGATCACACCCCCGCCAATCACTCCGCCCTTCGGGCTGACCACTGAACAGTTGATCGAACACCACCGTCGAGCAACGAACTACGCACGCTTCCGCATCGCTGATGGTGGGAGCCGTGAGTACGACGAAGAAGATCATCAGCGCATTGAAGAGTTCGACCCACCTCGGATGCTGTTAGAGATCAGGCAGGAGATCGCTGACGCGATCAACTATCTGGTCGGCCTCGACCTCCAGCTCGGTCGATGGCAACGACGAATCGAGGAGATCCCAACATGATTCCCAGCGTGGTGTTCGACATCGAGACAACTGACTTGTCCGGTCTGATGGGAAGAGTGCTTTGTTGCTCATTCCTCGACGGCAACACGGGTGAGGTGACGACGTTCCGTGCGGATGAGAAGCCGTGGCGAGGACGCAGCAAGATCGACGACAGCAAACTAGTCCTCGCTATCCGTGAGCATCTGGAGAAATACAAACTGATAGCCGGACACAACAGCAAACTGTTCGACATCCCCTTCATCAACGCTCGGCTAGCCAAGCATGGCGAGCGACCCGTGAACGTCGAGTGGCACATGGACACTCGATGGTTCCTGAACTCATCGTCGATGCGGATCGGCAGTGCGAAACTGGAGAACGCTCAGAAGTTCTTTGAACTGGGCGAGTCGAAGACAGCGATCAGTTGGGAGCAGTGGCAACTAGCGGCCACGCTCGACAAGGATGCGATGGATGAGGTCGTGTATCACTGCGAGCAGGACGTGAAAGTCCTGCGAGAACTGATCCCGCACGTCCTCCCGTACATGAAGAACTTGCACAGGTGATCGCAGGATGATTGCGGCAGATGATCCGATCTGGATCGAGGTGATTGAACTGGCAGCCATAGCGGCTCGGCCCATAGCCGACCGCTACAAGGGCTACGTCGACGCTGATGACCTACGACAGGTGGCGTGTGAGTACGCGTCACGTCGTAAGCGGAAGGTCGAGGAGTATCTGGTGCGAGATGAGCCGAGCGAGCGTAAGCAGGGCGAGGCTGCACTGATCCTGTCGATGCGTCGGGAGTGTGAGAAGTTCGCTCGACGTGAGAAGGCCGAGCGGTCCGGCTACCGCCCGGAGGATGAGTACTTCTACCGGCCAGCCACCATCGAGAAGATCATCGAGGTGATCCACAACGGTGGCCCTGACTCGGCTGGTCAGATCCTCGACCCGGCAGACATGGGGCAGAAGCGGAAGCGGAAGCCAGCGAGCGAGGGCGGAGACATCCTCGCCCTCGTCTATGACGTTGAGATGGCTTTGAAAGAACTGGACACCCGCACCTACGGCATCGTCGTGAGCCGGTGGGGTGATGGGTTAACGCTGGTTGACATCGGTCACCAGTGGGGGATCTCCCCGCAGCGAGTTGAGCAGATCTCTCGCCGTGGGATGAGGCAACTGATCGAGGCTCTTGGTGGGAAGAGTCCGTACTGACGTTGCCGAGACAAAAAAATAGGGGCGGGGCCAGATGTGGACTGGCCCCGCCCTGTCTTACTTGCCTTCTAGTTTCTGCATCCAGCTCGTTTGGTACATGCGGGTCACGAAACTGAACGTGCCCTCGTTGCTGTCACGGTGTGCTGACACGAATTGCTTCTCGGCCACCTCTGCCTGATGCCGTGTCGTCCACGAGCCGACCGTCACGACCGGCCCGTCTCGCAGTGGTCGAGCGACCACGATCCACTGCTCACGAGTGGCGTGGACTTTCTCGTATGCCTCCGCTGCTGCGACAGCGGCGTCGATCAGTTCCTCGTACTCGTGGTCGAGTGCCTTCTTGATCTCGGTCACTTCCTTGCTGTTCTTGTTCACCACGGCAAGCCCCGCTCGCTGTGGCACATGCACTCGCACGTCCACTCTTTGCTGTACTCACCCTGCCCGTCTCTACGGGTCACGCTGAAGGCGTGAGGGCAGTTGTCGCAGTGGCCTGTCATGCAGAAGCCTGATCGATGCGGATGCTTCTCTGTCTTAGCCATTGACCCTCCAATGAGAAAGCCGGACAGACAGGGCGGAAGGGATGACGCCCCGCCTGTCCGGCGGCTTGGTGCTACACGAGCGCCTTGGCGGCGTCCCATGCACGAGACTTGAACTCGATGTCCCGACCCATCAGGATGCGGTCGGCGTTGCGACCCCGACTGTCGTAGTCGGAGTACTCGACTGCGCCTTGGAACAGGGCAGCCACGGTGTCCTTGATGTTGGCGTTGAACTGGCCGGTGATCCGATCAAGGATCTTGGCTTGCCTGCGCTCATCGTTCCGGCGCTCGACCTCAGACAACATCTTCGGGTCACGCTTCGGTGCGACCTGATTGAGGTACGCACTGGTGACTCGCCAGTCGACATCGGTGCTGCACATCTTGTCGTACCAGTTCTGGTACTCATCGAACCAGCGCATCTCCGACAGCACGGCTTGCTTGACTTGCTGCAAGCGAGCGTTCGCACTGGTCGTGTGCCGGATGCTGATCACGCCCTTGCCTCGACGAGCGAGGTTGGGGATCTGGTTGCTGCAGAACAGCCGCTCGGCGAGGGCACGGACGTGGAATGCGCCCGAGCCATCGTGACTGGTGGCGAACATGATCCGACCGTGGTGCGTGTCGGTCAGCGTCATGCTGTCGTTGAGCCGAGCGATGATGAAGCACCGCTGCCCGTCACCGAGCATCCCGGCCTGCTCGTACCCGGTGATGAAGCCCTCATCCTGCAGGTACTGCAGGGTGGAGAACGCATCCCGATTCTGGATCGGTGTGTACCGCTCACCGACCACGCCGATGGGCTTCAGGTTGTCCATGCGGACAACCCCTGACTGTGTGTAGTTGACCCGAGTTACGTTGAACCCGGCATCGGAGTTAGGCATTGGTGTTACCACCTGAGAACTCAACTCCTGCAATTCCACCTCAAAGTTGAGGTTGGCTCGGTCGAGGACGCCCTCGACACTGGTTTCTTCATGCACGTCGAGCAAGGTCTTGCTCAGTGCATTCTGTTCGCGTCGTACTAGTTCCAAACGGTTCATCCCTGAACCCCTTCCTTGTTGGTGTTACTGATTCTTATCTTCTCATATCCCTCTGACATCCTGCGTTCAGCGTCATTGAGACCGTGTTCGTACCCGACCTGCCGTCCCATCTCGTGGGCGAGGATGACCGTGCCCACGATGAGGAGCAGCAGGAGAATGATGTAGCCGCTCATGCTTCCTCCTTAACTGTTGGTTCGATAGATGTAGTAGCACTCGTGGCAGAAGTTCAATCCCTCCACGACGTGGCCTACCTGTGTCCGACCACACGCATCGCACTCACTCATGCTTCCTCCCGTGTGCAGCCCTCGCCCACCTTGCACAGGAAGACAGGCAGCCTGTCGCTGAAGAAGAAGGGCATCGCTGCCCATGCCGGGACCATCCGGTCACAGCACTCGACATACCTCGTGTCGCTCATACTTCCTCCCTAACTACGAAGACCGAGCCGTCTTGAAGCTCGGTCATGTCCAACCCATCGAGTGGGATGTATGCCACGGCGCAGTCCTCGCACACCGTGTCGTCGATCCAGCAGATGTGATCCATCACTGCCCCTTCACTTTGTCGAAGCCGAGATCCCTTCTCGGCTGCTGCTTGCTCGCTTGCTTCTCGACACCGGCCTTGCGTGCCTCCCGGTATCGACGTGCTGCCTCTCGCTTGCACTCACGGCAGCCATTCAGTTGCGTCCAGCCCGAGGTGCGCTTGTCGTGCCCGTTCTTGCACGTCGGCTGCCACCCGTCGTACTCGGTGTCCGTATCGATGTTGACCATCTGTGTTCCCTTCATCCGATGAACGGCACAGACTCATGCGTGTGCATCAACCTGCGCCCTAACCACTCGGCCATGCCTGCGTGCATGGCATCACCGAGAGCCTTGAAGCGGTGGCTGTCGGGCACGCCCTCAGTCCAGCCATCCGGTAAGCACGTCAGCCGCTCCCACTCAGTGAGCGTCAGCGTGCGAGCGCGACCGCCCTGCACCACGATGTGTGTCTGCCGAGCGTTGCCGCTGTCGAATCCCGTGAGCGTGTTCGCTTGCCCGTCCATCACCCACGTTGCGTAGTCATCCTTCGACCGAGGCCGACGTGACTTACGGAAGATCAGTCCTCGACCATCGTCCTCAACGACGCTTCCAACCTTGGATCGGGAGTCCCGCCGGGATTCGTCAAGTACTTGAGGTGACTCGCTGCCGAGGTCGTCGTCAGCCAGCACTTGCCATGCGGGTCCACCGTCACCTCCACGATGTCCAACAATGACGACTCGACGGCGTCGCTGGGCCGATCCGAGATGTCGCCCGTCCACCACCCGGTAGGCCCACCCATACCCGAGGTCTTCCAGCCCCCGGACCACGGCCTCCATGTCCCTCCCCCCTTTTGACTTGAGGAGTCCGACTGGGTTCTCGATGCAGACCCATCGCGGTTTGCTTTCGTCGACGAGCCGTGCGACCTCGTCGACGAGGCGGACGAACTCGTAGTAGAGACGGCCTCGCTCCCCGGCGAGGCCAGTGCGATGCGGCGCTGCTTGGCTTGTGTCTTGGCAAGGGAACCCGCCGACGATGAGGTCGGGAGATCCGAGGTCGCTTCCAGTGGTGCTGATGACATCGTCTGTCCTTTCTACGTTGGGCCAATGCCGAGCGAGGATCGCTCGACTGTGCTTGTTGATCTCCACTTGAGCGGTCGGCTGCATGCCAGCGGCATCGAACCCGAGGTCGAAGCCGCCGACACCAGCGAAGACCGACGCGTACTTCACGCGCTCGGTACGGGTAGGGCGAACGATGCGTTCGCGATCTTGAGTGCAGCCGCCACGTTGGCGAGCGCCCGGTCATTCGTGCCACCGATGTGCCACTGGTAGACCTCGTGCTGTGTCGGCGTGTGCGACTTCCAGTCGTAGATCGTGGCGACCGTGCCGTCAGCGAAAGCGACCGCCCACTCGCACGTCACCTTGCCGTCAAAGGATGCGTCGAGCCTCGGCTCACCGAACACCCGCTCCAACTCGCTGCGGTACGTCTTGACGTACCCCTGCAGCCATCCCGTCCGCACGATTGGGTTCGTGCTTGTGATCTCTCCGAACATGATGATTCCCTTCATCTGGTTGAGTCGTGTACTTCACGGCTCATGGATCGAGCCGGGTTACCCCGGCTCTCACCATCAACAGTGACACAGCCCTCATGCATCCTGCGTTAGTCGAGATAACTCTCGACCCGAGCCTTGATGCCGTGGATCTTCAACACTGCGGCGAACGACCGCGCATACGCATCCTTGATCTCGTAGGACTGACCGCCCTCACGCACATGCACGGCCAAGCCACCGCCATACGCAGGCGTGGCATGACCGACGCGCTTGGCCCACCGCCCGAAGGCGGTGTTGCCTGCGAATCGGATCGAAGCGAAACCACACACGCCCTGCGGGACGTAGTAGATCTTCTGCTCCGTGGCCGTGCGTGACGTGACGACCATCGGCTCGGGCACGCACGCCCTCGCCGATGCCAGCGCGTGCGCTTCGGCCTCTTCCCAGATTTGTTCCGGTGTCATGTCTTGCTCCCTTCATTCGTGGGCTGAGTTGCCCGAGAAGGGCAGGGCGCAACGTCCCTGCCCGACTCGCACCTACTCAGGAAGTCACCGCCTCGGCGCAGTCGATACAGAGGTGGTCGTAGGCCGTGTCGCTGTACTCGCTGAGATCAGCACCGCAATCGCAGACTTGCTCCGGCTGCTGCTCAGCGTCGACTGCCTTAGCGAGGCGCAGCAGGTCTTGCTTGCACTGCATCTTCACCTCGTGTTCGCATCCGGGATCCATCAGCAGCGCCACATACAGATTCACTGCCGACTCCCACGTCCATGTGATGTCGATGTACTCCGTCGCCGCGCTCATGCCGTCACCTCGGCCTCGCAGTGCTTCTCCCACTGCTTGAAGTCGTCGTACATCTCGGCTGATATCACGGCGAAGCGAGGCACACTCCAGACCGTGTCGTGGCTGATCCGCACCTCGACCATGTCCGGCCCCCAGCCCGTCGACCAGCCCACGATGTTGCCTCGGACGACCTGATCCTCGACGCCGTAGTTCGGGTGGACCCGCACCGCGTCGTTCATCTTCAGTCCGCGCAGCACAGCGTCACGGATCTCGTGTTCAATTTCCCTGCTCATGCTTATCCCTTCCTGTCGTCGACCGTCGACGACATGGCAGCCGCCGAGCCAGCAGGCTCGGCAACCACCAAGCGGTCACGGTCACTCATCCCCGCAGCACGCCTGCTCCCACTCAGCGATCACTGCAGCGATCTGCTCCAGCGTCGACGGCGACCACTCGTGGTCCATGTCACCGCCGGGGTACAGCACGTCCCGAATCTGCGATAGGTAACCCATCACTCTCCCTTCCTGTCGTGGGCCATCCACGACATGGCAGCAGACCGACCGAA